CAACATCTGCAACCGTGTCCCCAACCAATAGCGGCGGCAATTGGATTTATACGTTTATCGGCAACGGTACTATTACGTTCTAAGGCACAACATGGCTCATTTTGCAAAACTTGATGAAAACAATGTTGTGCTTGAAGTTAATGTTGTCAACAACAATGACTTGCTTCAGGACGGCGTTGAATCAGAAGCCAAAGGCATCCAGTTTCTTGTAGATTGGTCTGGTGGGTACACCAACTGGAAACAGACAAGCTACAACGGAAACATCCGTAAAAATTACGCTGGCATCGGCTACACCTACGACGCCCAACGGGATGCTTTTATCCCACCGCAGCCGTTTCCATCTTGGGGTCTAAACGAGTCTACTTGCCTTTGGGATGCCCCAACACCTATGCCTAATGACGGTCAGCGTTATTATTGGGACGAACCAACAACCTCTTGGGTAATGATAAATGCCAGTTAACTTATCGCCCGTAGCGGGGGCTGCACAGCAGTTCTTTAGTAATAGCGGCGTTCCGCTTGCGGGCGGTTTGTTGTACACCTATGCGGCTGGTACTACCACGCCACTGGCTACCTTCACGACTGCTGCTGGCACAACGGCTAACAGCAATCCAATCGTCTTGAACTCAGCAGGGCGACTGGATAACGAGGTGTGGTTAACGTCCACGCTGACGTATAAGTTCCTGCTTAAAGACTCAGATGGCGTAACGATTGCCACTTACGATGACATCCCCGGTATCGGAAGCGTCAGCGGCCTGACCACTGGTACATCTATCCTGTTTGGTAACGGCAGCGGTGGGTTCTCTAACGTAGTGGTCGGGTCTAACCTTAGTTTTGTTGGCGGCACATTGTCTGCTACGGCTGGCGGTGGCAGCGGTGTTACTTCTGTTGCACTAAGTGCGCCAGCGGCCTTTACCGTTACCGGCAGTCCAGTCACTTCGACCGGAACCTTGGCGCTTACTTATTCCGGTACGCCCGTTCCGGTATCTAGCGGCGGTACGGGAACAAGCTCGTTAACCGCCAATTCAGTTGTGCTTGGCAACGGCACAAGTGCTGTGCAACTTGTTGCGCCTGGAACGGCTGGAAACGTACTGGTTAGCGACGGCGCAACTTGGACAAGCGCACCAAGCGCGGGTCCAACAACCGCATTTGTTGTTGGGACGTATTGTTTTGCTCGCGCAACGTCTTTCCCCTTTGGGACTATTTTCCCCGGCAACGACATTTCAGGTTCTTTTTTGATTCCGTCAGGAACGTATAACCTTGTTACTTACTCAACCACGTTACCTGGGACGTGGCGCTGCATGGGCTTTACCGACAACGGTTCAAGCCCTACCTTGTTTCTTAGAATTTCTTAATGTAGTATCACCGTACCGGCGCGGATCACCGGGGAATCTCAGGATTCAAAATGTCCGAAGAAGTAGTAGTAGCGTCTGAAGCGGAAGTAGCGCCCGCGCCGGAACTGGAGGCCACGGCGGCCCCGGAACCTGTAGATACGCCGGAAGTTGCGCCCAAGACCTTCTCGCAAGAGGAACTTGATGCAGCAATCCAGAAACGTCTCGCAAGAGAACAGCGAAAGTGGGAGCGTGAGCGTCAAGCACCGCCGCCCGTTGCCGTTGATGTCCCGCCAGCAGATCAGTTTGATTCGGTTGATGCGTATGCAGAAGCCAAAGCAATCAAGTTAATTGAGCAGCGCGAACAGCAAAAGCAGCAAGCGGAGATTCTTGAGGCATATCACGAACGTGAAGAAGAGGCTCGGTCTAAGTACGATGACTTTGAACAAGTCGCGTACAACCCAACTCTTAAGATCACGACCGTGATGGCGCAAGCGATTCAAGCCTCTGATGCTGGCCCTGATGTAGCTTATTACCTCGGGTCCAATCCAAAAGAGACAGATCGCATTTCCCGTCTTAGCCCGATTTTGCAAGCAAAGGAGATTGGACGCATTGAGGCTAAAATAGCCAACGATGTCCCGGTCAAACGTACTACGTCCGCGCCCGCACCGATTAGTCCAGTAAACGCCAGAACTTCAGGCAATCCGAGTTATGACACGACCGATCCTCGGTCAACCAAGACCATGACTGCATCGGAATGGATTGAAGCAGAAAGGCTGCGCCAGACTAAGAAGTGGCAAGCTCAGAATCGCTAACTTCTTTTAGGAATTACCATGTCAAATAGCATTCTTACGATTGACATGATCACCAGGAAGGCCCTGGAGATCTTGGAAAACAATCTGGTTCTCACCCGTAACGTCAACCGCCAGTACGACGACAGCTTTGCTGTTGAAGGCGCTAAGATCGGTTCGACCCTGCGTATTCGTCTGCCCGACCGCGCTCTAGTAACTGACGGTGCTGCCCTGCAAGTTCAGGACGACAACGAGCAGTTCACAACCCTGACCGTTTCGACCCAGAAGCACATCGGCGTGAACTTCACTTCTGCCGAACTGACCATGCAGTTGGATGACTTCGCAGAGCGCGTTCTCAAGCCGCGTATCTCGCAGTTGGCATCTTCTATTGATGCAGATGTGGCCAATGCGTACAAATCTATCGGTAACACGGTTGGTACGCCTGGAACCACGCCAGCTTCTTCGCTGGTCCTGCTGCAAGCTCAACAGAAACTAAACGAGAACGCTGCCGTAATGTCGCCACGTTATGCAACGGTTAACCCCGCTGCCAACGCTGGTCTGGTTGAGGGTTTGAAAGGTCTGTTTAACCCAGTTGATACCATCAGCAAGCAATTTAAAAACGGCATGATGGGTACGGGCGTGTTGGGCTACGACGAGATCAATATGTCTCAGTCGATTAAGCAGCACACCACGGGCGATTTCCCTGCTTCTCCAATTGTTTCCGCAAGCGCCACGTTTGCCGAAGGTCAATCGACCCTCGCCATCACGTTCTCTAGCGGAACCAAGACGGTTAAGCAAGGCGACGTTTTCACCATCAACGGTGTGTTTGCAGTCAACCCACAGACCCGTGAGTCAACTGGCAGTTTGCAGCAGTTCGTTGTGACCGCTGACAACAGCGTGACCTCCGGCACTTCGATGACCTTGGCAATCTCTCCTGCGCTTTACACGGCGACGAATGCTTTGGCAACAGTCAATGCGTTCCCAGCGACTAGCGCGGTCATTACGTTTGTTGGTTCAGCAAATACTCAATATCCGCAAAACCTTGTTTACCATAAAGATTCAATTTCGTTCGCTACGGCAGATCTTTTGCTGCCATCCGGGGTCGATATGGCTGCTCGCGCAGTGCATAACGGGATTAGCTTGCGTGTGATTAGGCAGTACGACATAAATAATGACAGACTTCCATGTCGTATTGATGTCCTTTATGGCTTCTCGGTAATTCGTCCGCAAATGGCTTGCCGTATGTGGGGTTAAAGACAGGGGCTTTTGCCCCTGTTTGATTTTATTTTTAAGGAAATATTATGGCTCTCCCTAATGGTGGTGGTGGTTACCAAGTTGGTGCAGGTAACCGTCAAGAAACAATCATGGGTGCTATGGCTGTCCCCCAGACAGCTACGGCAACTGCAACTCTTACCGCAGCGCAGATCGTTAACCAGATGTTGGTGGCTAACCCATCAACGTCTGCCGCAACGTACACGCTGCCTTTGGGCACGGCAATTGATGCTGCTGTTCCTAACGCCATTGTCGGTAGCACGTTTGACTTGTCAATCGTAAACATCGGCACTTCGTCTGGCGCAGTGACGTTGGCTGTTAACACTGGTGTGTCCGACGGCGGCAACGCCTTGGTTGCTATCGCTGTTACAACCAGCCAGTTGTTCCGCTTCCGTAAGACCGGCGACGGTACTTACGTTGTTTACCGTTTGGGCTAAAAGCCTAAATCTAAGGGGGAGGGCCACAAGCTCTCCCCTTTTTTAAAGGAATTAAAAATGGGTAATACAAAAGCTATTGGCGTTGCCTATAGCGATCAAGATATTGATGGCGGCACGATTGGTGTCGTTATTCCATCGACGATTGTTGGCACGACAATTTACGCTACCACTGAAATTGGCTACAGCGCAGCAGCACAGGGTACGGTTACGCAAGCAACTAGCAAGTCTACTGCCGTTACGCTGAACAAAAGCGCCGGTCAAATTACGATGAATAACGCATCGTTGGCGACTGCCACGAATGCTACGTTTACACTAAACAATTCTTTGATT